CTCTAAGTTAAATGCTTCAGACTCTTGTTTTTCTGAAATAGGCGTTGTTTCTTTAAAGCTAGAATATTGTGCCAATTTCTCAATCCAATGCTGAGCTTCTGCATTTTCCATCAATAAAATAACATTACGAATCTCTTGATCTGATAGTTTACTACCATTACTATTTAGCCTTTGAAATAATTCTAGTTTAGTATCTGATTCACTTTCCTTTTTAATGATCTTAATGTCCATTTTTTCACGTTTAAATGTCAGTTTTGTGAGTGAATCTAATTCTTTCTCTGGGTTTTGAGTATTTTGCCACATCATTTCTTCTAAACTTGGCAAATACTTCGTTGCAACTAATTTTAAAGGCTCAAACAATTCATTTTCATTTTTTCTTAATTTACCCATAAATTGTAATATCGTTGAAAGTCGTTGTAATCCATCAACAACTTCCCAAATTCCATCTTCTCTTTGAGAAACAAATATGGAGGGTAAAGGAATGCCTAGTAAGATAGACTCAATAAATTTACTTTTTTGTTCGGTATTCCATCTAAATAACCTTTGGAATTCTGGTCTAATATCCATTTCTTTATCATCATAAAGGTTAACAAGCTCTCCTATAGACATTGAATAACCATCTGTATGAACGGATTTTCTCGCTTTTTGAATATCTTTTTGTAATTCAGAGGGGGATACATAGCTGTTTAGTAAGCTCATAATTACTCCTTAGTTATATAATTTATTACAAATCCAACCCCAAGCTACAAATAACTCCTATGCTCCACCGCTACGCCAATAATGCGAATGTTTTGTGTTTTTGAGCTAAGGGTTGGGTAGTCGCGGTTAAGTGGTACGAGTTCAAAGTGTGGATTACCTGAGCTAGAGATCTCACCGAGTTCACGATAGCGTTTTAAGGTTGCTTCTCCACCATCATTGACGGCTGCAACATAATCCCCAGGGTGAGGGTGACGGCGAACATCAATGAGCACAAGGTCGTCTTCAATAAACTTCGGCTCCATCGAGCGCCCTTTTATGCGTAAAAAGAAAGCATCTTCGCCTGCATCAATTTCAGAATCGATATATTCATAGCCCATTGCAGTTTGATGATCGCACGCCTCGGTAAATAGCCCTGCTTCAATATTACTAATAAGTGGGTAAGAGTAAGAAGTTTCTACTTTTTCAGGTTTCACATTTTCATCAAACTCTTCTACCGTACCATCACCATTTAAAATCACTTTGTCTACGCCTGTTAAATTGATCATTTGGGCGACTTCATTCACATTTGGCTGTCTTCTACCTGTTAGCCAATGCCCAATAGCGCCTTGAGTTTTATCCATTGCCTCAGCGATATCTTCTTGTTTTAAATTTTTTTCTTGCATTTTTTCACGGATAAACGTGTTCCACGGTTTCTTCATCATTTAACCCTCAAGTAAATAGCCAATTATTACGCAGAGTATTATTTTTACAAAATACAAAAGGTATTTTTGTTTGATTTTATTGAATACATTGTGTATTATTATGTAATTCTTAAATACAGAGGCTTTTATGAACAGAATTTCAGAATTTAGAAAAGCTGCCAATCTTACCCAGTCAGAACTTGGTGCGTTATTAAAACGCAGCCAGGGGGCTGTTGGGCATATTGAAACAGGAAGACGACAAATATCAATTGATACCGCCAAGCAACTTATCAAAATCTTCAATGATCGTGGTGTAGCTTGCTCTCTCGACGATGTCTTTCCTATCAACAACTAACATACCCCAAGGTAAACGCAATGGCACGCAATGAATTAAGCAAAGACGCAATAAAAAATGCGGATTTAATACGACAAAAAGCAGCTAACACGAAAGATGTTCACGCGGCAGATTATATCGGCGTTGATGCCGCCACAATTTGCCGTTTTAAAGCTGAACACTTGGATAAATTCTGTGCTTATCTAGATTTTCTCGGACTAACCGTAACGGATAAAGATTTGAAACAGATTAGTGAAGCTGATCTTAATACCTTAAAACTTTTCGCTGAAAAGGGCATTAAGAATTATTGAATATAAAAAAACCACGGCGGGAACCGTGGCTAATCATTAAGGAATGTATTTATGGAGAATACTAATCCAAACGAAAAAATAAGTCAATCGCAATGTGACCGTATTTTGCGTTATTTGCAATCAGGTAAGCGACTGACATCACTCGAAGCTTTAGACAAATTCGGTTGCTTGCGTCTTTCGGCGCGAATTTTAGATTTAAAAAACCGCTGGCATCAGATTTCGGACGAGTTCGTCCACGATGCACGCACAGGCAAAGTATATAAAGCGTATTTTATGGCGGTATGAGATGAGTGTTGAGTTAATGACTAAAGCATTTAAAAGCAAAACCGGCAATCCTTTAACAAAATTAGTGCTGGTAAAATTAGCCGATAATGCGAATGATGATGGCGTTTGTTATCCAAGTTATAAACGTATTGCAATCCAATGTGAAGTTTCGCGCCCTACGGCAATTTCGCACGTTAAGAAATTGGAAGCGATGAAATATTTATCCATTCGTGAACGTAAAACCGAAAACGGCAACGCCACTAATGTGTATATCTTGCATCCCGAAAACTGGGAAATATTAGAGCCTTTTACTAGTAAAGCAGCTTTACCACCCCTAGTAAACGAGCTTAACCACCCTAGTAAAGCAGCTTTACCACCCCTAGTAAACGAGCTTAACCCTGAACCATCAATAGAACCATCAGATAACCATCATATTAAAAAAACTACGCAAAAAAGCGAATCCGAAATGTTGCTTGAGCAGTTCGGTATTACCGGACAACTGGCGAAAGATTTTATCGCACACCGCAAAGCCAAAAAGGGCGTAATTAATCAAACACAGCTAAACCGTCTGCAAAAACAGGCGGACAAGGCGGGGATTTCGATTTGTGAAGCGGTGGAGATTTGCATTGAACGAAACTGGCAGGGATTTAACGCATCATGGGATTGGCGTGATGAGAAACTGCGAACATCCCAAGCGCAAAAAATGAGTTTTGAAGAAAAAAATGCGTTGCCGTGGAATCGTCCTGAAGACTGGGAGAATGTACTGTGAACCAATTAACTAATCAATCATTACATCAAGGTGTATCACCACAAGTGGAGAAATTTATTGATACGTTGTTCGACCAACTTTGCGCTAGTTGCCCTCAGTTGCTCAACCTCACTCTAGAGCGATTGCAGGTAGTAAAACGTCAGTGGATTTTAGGCTTTGCTGAAAATGGAATTACAAAAATAACACAAGTTAAACGAGGTATGGCGGAAATGCGTGCTAAGCCAAATGGGTATTTGCCAAGTGTAGGTGAATTTATTCAAGCATGCAAAGTTCTGGACTGCCACGTATTGGGTTTACCGAACGAAGCGGAATTATACCAACGTTATAACACTTTCTTAGGCTATGCCCGATTCAATCGGGATGAATTTCAATATCGTTCAAAAGTGGAATTTTGGTTGCTTAAAAATCTGTACGAAAAGTGCAAGAAAAAATCGGAAGAGGACACGTTGAAAACTATTCCGAAATTACTCACAGAAGCGGTAGAAAAAGTGCGGTCGAATTTTCCTTTTGAGGATGTTCCGAAAATGATTCCAGCAAAACCAAGTTTTTACGATAAAGCGAAGGCTGATAAAGCTCGAGATAGCTTGATGGCAATGATGAAAGGGGCATTGCAATGACAGAACAACAATTTGATAAAGATACATGGCAAACACCACGCTATGTCTTTGAATGGCTATCTCAACGTTTCGGGTTGTTCGATCTTGATGGTTGTGCAACAGCCAACAACGCCTTGACATGTCACTATATCGGCGAACCTAACTCAGATAATGATGAGCATCAATCAATCGCAGATGACTTTCTAATGCCGATTGAGCAAATGTTAGATGTATTGTTGGATGAAGTCGCAGAACGTTGTTCGGATCCGTTAAGAATCTATGTGAACCCGCCTTATTCCAACGTTACACCATATTTACAACGTGCGAAAGAACTACGAGATGCAGGATATCTAGTGGTGATGTTGCTTAATAACGATAAATCTACTCAATGGTATCAAAACCACATTCAAGGCGTGGCGAATGAAGTGATCGATATTACAGGTGGTCGAATTGCATTTATCAACCCTGTAACAGGAAAAGAAATCAAGGGGAATAGCAAAGGACAAATGGTCGTAGTCTTTGATCCAACAATGGAAGACTTTGTCACACGTTCAGTAAGTCTTGATTTTATTAAAAAGATTGGTGGGTATAGCAAATGAGTTTTGAAGAACATAACAATCGCAAGAAAGCGAATAAGTTTGCTGAATATATTACGGGCGAATCTCTTCGCCGATATTTGGCTGAGAAAGTCGAGAAGTACTTAGGTAAAAATCCAGTGTTTTTGATGGTGCAGCAGGCAGCGGACAGCTTGAGCAATTTATTCAACCAAGTAAGTTTATTGCAATAGAAATTCAAGCGGAATCATGCGCGGCATTAGCCAATAATTATCCAGATGCTGAGATTCATAATACGAGTTTTTTCTTGTATCAAAGTGAGCCAAAAAGTGATTGTGTTGTAATGAACCCGCCATTCTCACTTAAATTTAAAGAACTTGCCGAAGAAGAAAAGGCTGCTATTCAAGCAGATTTTCCGTGGAAAAAATCAGGTGTGCTTGATGATGTTTTTATGCTGAAAGGATTAGCCAATGCGTATCGTTTTGGGTTTTTCATTATGTTTCCAGGTATTGCCTATCGAAACACCGAAAAAACACTCCGTGAAGTTATTGGGAATCAATTAGTCGAGTTGAATTTGATTCAAAACGCTTTTGAAGATACGCCTATTTCGGTGCTTTTCTTGGTGGTTGATAAAACTAAGTCGAACAACAAGACATACCGTGAGTTGTATGACTGTGCCACGAATAAAATAATTAACGCTGATGAATGGCTAATTGATTCTGATAAATGGGACACGATATCGCCACCCGAACCACCGAAAGAAAAAATCGATCCAATGAAATTAGAGTTGATGTCGCAAGCTCAATTAAAAGAGCAAATTCGCGCTCAAATTCAATTTAGCGGTATGGTATTTGATTTGGAGCGTTGGCCTAGAAAAGATTTTGAGAAATTTTGCGATGAAGTCTGTGCATTGATTCAAGAAGAGAAAAAATCAAATCGATTTTTATTTGGCTGGGGCGAATGATGAAAGATTTTTATATTTACCGTAGCGCATATCACGACGGCTCAACAAAAGGCTTTCGCCACGGTATTAAACATAAACGGCACGATTGCTTTCGTGGAGATGTGAGGGTGCTACAACGTATTGACGGCAAAATAGTACAGATTTCTCGCGTACGAAAACGCTTTAAAACTTATGAAGAGGCGCACGCGTGGGCACGTGGTGTGGAGTATCTGGAATGATTATTCCAATGATGAAAAATGCTGGTGGTGTATTTTGTCCAGCCGATGAAATGTACTTGCCAGATTTACAATCATTCAAAAACGGTGAGATTTATGAGATAGAACTCAAACGCACGCGCAATCCAGCCTTTCATCGTAAAGTGTTCGCCTTTTTTAAATTCTGTTTTAACCATTGGGCTGCAGATAAAACAGAATGGGAACACTTTGATGAGCGCAAGCAATTTGACACCTTTCGTAAACATCTAACGGTATTGGCGGGGTTTTACGAATCCACATACAACATTAAAGGTGATTTGCGGATTGAGGCGCAATCCTTGAGTTATGGAAATATGGAGCAAGAGGAGTTTGAAAGCTGTTACAAGGCGTTAATTAGTGCAGCAATCAAGCATATTTTTAACGATACAACCGATGAAAATACGTTAAATCAGTTGTATGCGTTTTTTGGGTAATTATTGCCGTAGCTCTTTTTGTGAGGCAATCGCTAAAAAGTGGCTGCGGTCTTTGTAGATTGGATTGCTTGCAACACGGCTATCAATACGTTTGATAAGGTATTCAGGCAAGCTGATATTAATACGGTGGCGTTTGCCTTGATATGCGGAAATATCTACATCAAGCAACAACCAAGTATCGCAATAGTTGAAATCTTCTTGCGTTTGGTAGTGACGATAGCCTTTATCTTGAAGTTCGTTGATGTCTATTCCGTCTTCAAACATCATTTCTAAGATGGAATGAATGGCATCAGTCACCTGCGTTGGGATTTCCTCAAGGGTATCAGCGGCACTAAAGCAGGAATATTCTTCAGTAAATAATGCTGGCACAGTGATGCCGTAGGCTTCATTTTCATTTGTTGGGGTTTCAATGCCGATGGTAAATAACATAGTCGCTCCTTATGGGTTAGCTCGGCAGAGCTATAGAAGCCCTGCCGATTTTTTAATGGATCTTAATGTGCCGATGGGTACGTGTTGTTTTGGGTGTGGTACGGGGAACGTCTTCCCTGTGATGGGCGATTGCCAGATTTGATGATCGCCTTTACCGTGCCTGACAAAAGTACAACCTGCATTTTTAAGTTCCTTGATTAAGTCGCTGGATCGCATGCTTCCTCCTTGTCGTCTTAATCACGATAAATTATACACAAGGATACACACAAGTAAAGGATGAAAATGAAATTAAATGATGACGAGATTCTAGAATTAAAAATCGTACTTTTTATTGTGGCAGTTTGGTTAATTTTTAATATGGTGTTTGGCTAATGGCGAAAGAGTATCAATGCAAAGTCTGCGGCAAGCCGTTTGTAAAAACCTTTAGCTCAACACAGAAAGTTTGCTCGCCTGAGTGTGCAATTAAATTAGCCCGAGATAATGCACAAAAAGACCGAGACAAGGCCGAAAAGAAAAAGCAAAGGGAACGTAGGGCGAAATTAAAAAGTCGTTCAGAATGGCTGAAAGAGGCACAATCGGTATTTAATAAATTCATTCGTTTAAGGGATAAAGACCAGCCTTGTATCAGTTGCGGTCGGTATCATCAAGGGCAATACCATGCAGGGCATTATCGGAGTGTGGGGGCGTGTCCTGAATTGCGATTTTGTGAGCTGAATGTACATAAGCAATGCGCACCCTGTAATGACCATAAGAGCGGAAATATCATCGAATATCGAATCAATCTTATCAATAAAATCGGTGCAGATAAGGTGGCGTGGTTAGAACGCCAAGACCACGAACCAAAGAAATACACCATTGAAGATTGCAAGGAGATTATTAAGTATTACAAGGCAAAAATTAAGGAGCTTACGTGAATATTGATGAGATTTCAGTTGAATTTGGTTATTGGGCTACATCTCGTTATGAGACTGAATTTCCACGTGTAGCCGCAGGGTTTGCAGAAATGAAATGTGATGCACGTTATGCTGAAAAATATCGTATGTGTCCTATAAACGATGAATTAGGTATGGAAATTGATGGTTACCTTGGTGTGATCAGAAAAGTCACACCAGAACTTTATGATGTATTCGTTCTAACTTATATCAAGAGATGGGAAAAACAAGAAATTTGGCGATATTTACATATTTCACGGCGTGAATACTTCAATCGCTTAAAAACCGTGAAAACATCCTTAAAGCTGATGATTGCCAGTGGTGGAGAAACTTGTATTTGGACGGTGTAAATGAAAGTGCGGTCGATTTTGACCACACTTAGGTTTGTAAGACTATCTCATTGGATAGCTACGACAATGTTCACATACACGCTCAAAACGTCCTTTTCTACGGCGAAAATAAGCATTTACGTGAACGGATTTTGGATATGAACAAAAAATCATATTCAATTCTCCTTATAAATGACGAGAACGATATTGATTGATTGCCATAAAATGCTTAGAATACACCATGTTTCTTGCCGAAACTCGCATTTTATGCAACTGGAAGAGGGGCGTTTTCACTTCCATTCCAAGACGATCTGAAATGTTGGTGGCATTTCAAGCTGTCTTAAAAGTTAAATTCTAATTGAGTAGCTTCATCTCTCAAATTGAATAGCTTCATCATAACAAGGGCAAAGTAATCAGCTTGTGTTTCAGCATCATCGAGCGATTCTATTGCCCTTTTTTCATCTGCCTTTAGGTAAATGGGTTCGTGTCTTAGTACAACGTGTCCCAATTAAAGCAAAGAGGAAAGATTATGTTATATCCAATCGCAATTGAGCCAGGCGACGAAACTCACGCATTTGGTGTGATTGTGCCAGATATTCCTGGCTGTTTTTCTGCCGGTGATACGCTTGAAGAAGCTTACATTAATGCGAAAGAAGCTATTGCGGGGCATTTGGAATTATTGGTTGAAATGGGCGAAGAAGTGCCATTGCCAACATCAATGGAAAATCACCGTAACAACCCTGATTTTACTGATTATGGCATGTTCTTTGGTGTGGTGGATGTGGATATTACTCATTTATTGGGTAAATCTGAGAAAATCAACATCACAATGCCGGCTTATTTAATTAAGCGCATTGATGATTTTGTTTCAACACATCGTGAATATAAAAACCGTAGCAGTTTTTTAGCTAAAATCGCAGCAGATAAGATCTTATCCGCTTAATTTTACCTACCCTTGACAAGCTCCTATTTCAAGGGTAGTTCTTTTATTTATAGGTTTTCTCCATTGCTAAAATCCCTTCCGTTACAATCGCCGTTTTAGATTTGCCTGTTTTCTCGGAAAGTTCAGCAAGCAATTTGATAATATCTTCGTGTAGTTTGTAAGATTGTAGGCGTACACCACGTTTTTTATCGCTTTTGGCGTTAATTTCTGCGCGAGTCATTGCCATAGAAAAGTCCTTGCATTTTGTTTTTTGTTTGATTATAGTGAGGGACATCGGGGGACATCTGACCTTCCCCCTTTGTTCATCTAGCTAATTACTGTACCACTACAGCAAGTTAGCATTAAAACGATGATTAAGATAATGATTTGATAGGGTTTCATTATCTAATCCCTTTAAGTAAGCCCCACTCTAAACAGCGTGGGGTTTGCTGTATCTAAAGCACCTTGCCTTAGATGTTGCCATTGTAGTATTTATTACAAATCAACACAAGTTTTTTTATCATATTTAGTAGTTGTAATCCATAGACGAACGCCCAAAATTAAAAGTGAATAATTACAAAAAGCCCCTTGACACCCAAAGGGATTTTTCATTATTATTTTTATCAAGCAGATAGTTATCTGCTCAAGGTGTCGAAGCCTTATTAGCAGTAAGCGGTTAGTCCGCTCCCGATAGCATAGCGGTTTTTTTATGCGTGAAATTTAGTAACCTTGTTTGTTTTATTGCCATTAAACATTCATTGCGCATAATCACATCTTATCTATGCCGAGTGGGCGACTAATACAATACCCGAAAGGGGAATATGTCCAGCTGACTTACTGCAGCCTTCGAACCTCTTGGCGACCCTAATTTGTATTGACAGCGGATAGGGTTTTTATTAAACTCAAACTTAAGGTCTAGGGAGTCGAAACCCAATTCCTTGTATTATCAGTTCGCACTTCACTGCGTTAATGTGATTTTTTTATGTCTAATTTTTACCAATGGATAGGTGGGTATGGGAATATTCAATACCATACGCCGTTTAACTGAGCGGTTTTCGAACCACCTATCCGCCATAAAATTCGAAAAGGTATCAGTTATGACAATTCAATCCCAATTCTCTACATTCAATTTTGAATCAAATTCTATCCGCACTTTAGTTATTAACAATGAACCTTGGTTTGTTGCTAAGGACGTGTGTGACACGTTAAAAATATCTAACGTAAGTGATGCTTTATTAAAGCTAGATGATGACGAAAAAGCGACTATCGGTTTAACCGACAGTCAGGCTGGAAATGGCGCTCAAAGTATTTCTATCATCAGCGAAAGCGGAATGTACACTTTGATCTTACGTTGCCGCGATGCAGTTAAAAAAGAATCTGTTCCGCACCGTTTTAGAAAATGGGTTACATCAGAAGTATTACCTACTATTCGTAAAACTGGAAAATATGAAAGCAAAACATCCGTCAATGACAGAACTGGATTACGCAATGCCGTAAATATGTTAGTCAGCAAGAAAGGCTTAATTTATTCCGATGCCTATCATTTAGTCCATCAACGCTTTAATGTGGAAAGCATAGAAGATTTAACATTAGAGCAGTTACCGCAAGCAGTAGAGTATGTACACAGAATTGTGCTTGAAGGTGAGCTTATTACTGAACAGAAAAAAGATGAGCTATTCCCCCGTGAATTTACAGAGCATGACCTACAACAGCTCGTTTGGGCGTGGTTTGCTTTATTGCGTGGCACGGAACTTTGCCAAGTGCTTCACCCTGCATTAAAACAAATTGGTTCGCACTACGCTGCTTCCGTTTATGACATAGCTTACGAATATCGCAGTACTCTCCGTCACGCCCATAACGTATTGACACGCATTACAGAGCAATTTGAATGCGAGCAAGGAAATAACTGGCGCGTATTAAAATATCTTCGAGCCTACGATCCTAAATCAACAGGCTTTCAGCTAGATATCCTATAAAACATCACAAAATCCAACCGCACTTTTCGCAAGAAATCCGTGCGGTGGATTGTTACACCTCAAATTCACGAAAAAGGATAAATTATGTTCAGAATTCTCTTTGCGGTGGTGTTGTTATTGGCAGCATACGAACTCAATTTAAACCAAGATTGCGATGGGTATATTTGCGAAACATCATCACCAATTACTGCACTTCATAAACCGCTTGACAGTGCACACTAAAAGTGTATTATATGTACTATATTGCGGTTTTAGCACGTTGAGAACGCACAAATGAATTTGATAGCTCCGAGTTGATAGACTTGGGGCTTTTTTATTGTGGCACTTCGTACTATAATTGCTTTAATTTTAGGCGGTTATAAGGGGATAAAGAATGTCATTTGAATTACGTAAACAACTTGCTGATTTAAAGGCTGAAAGTGATGCCTTATTTAAGCAGCGTTTAGCCCTATTACAGGGCAAAAAAGAGAATGCTATTTCGTTGATGACGAATGAATCGATTGCATTTTTACAAGGGCAAGGATTTACTGTTAGTAATCTTATTCCTGATACGATTGAAGCCAACTACAAAGGCTCTATGAATATTAGAATTCAGTTTTCAGATCCGAAAGATAGTTTTGTTGGTGCAGATATTACAATCGATGTGGATTATTTAGCACAGTCATTCGGATTTAGCGTCAATTTGGCACGTGAAGCCTTTAATGGCATTCTGTCTGGCGATTTAGTGGAAGAAATTTCACAATATCAAACAAGAGTGGAAAAATTAAAATCATTGGGCTGCTCAGATATTGATGGCTCTTTTGAGATTACACTTATTAAGCAAAATTTAGAGAAGCTTACTTTTTCAACGATTACGGATACGTTGAAGTTTGTATTGGAAATGTAATGTGTTAATGATTTATTAGCCCTGATCGGAAACGGTCGGGGCTTTTTGTTTACAGTAATAGCTCCTTACCTTGTTAGACTTTATTGCGCGAGAAATCGCACAGGGTAAGGCCATCTATCATAAGCTCACGTTAATGCGTGGGCTTTTTTATCAGCCCTGTAAATGAGTGGAGTGTAAAAATGTTAAAAGATGCAGGAAGCCAAAGTATTTTTTGGTCTGGCTTTGGTGCGTTCTGGGCAATGTATTCATTTCAAGAATGGCTGGCTATTATGGGGCTTGTTATAGGTTTAATAAGTGGTCTCGTGAATATGTATGCTAAATGCCAAGAAGGGAAAGTTAGAAAAAATGAAGAACGGCGTGCAGAAGAAATACACCGTGTGAAAATGAAACGATTGTCTTTAGGATTTGATGATGATTTTGACAAAAACTAGGAAGGCTCTTGGTGTTTGCTCTGTGATTACGGTAATGGGATTAATGTATGCTCAGTTCGGTGGCGAGCTAAGATTAAGTCCTGTAGGTGCTGAAATTATTGGGAATGCCGAGGGTTGCAGACGTGATCCGTATCAATGCCCTGCGGATGTTTTGACCGTAGGAATTGGTTCAACTGAATATGGTGGTAAGAAAATCAATCCAAAACACCGTTACACAGATTTGGAAATTGCCGAACGTTGGAAGAATGATATTGTGATTGCTGAACGATGTGTGAATAAATATGGCAATGGCGAGATGTTACCGCAATCGGTATTTGATTCTGCGGTGTCAATCACTTTTAATGTGGGTTGTGGGGCAGTAAGTAAATCTACGATGTTTAAATATCTTCGAGCAAAACAATATGAAAAGGCTTGTGGCGAATTTCCTAGATGGGTGTATGCCAGTGGTAAAAAATTAGCAGGTTTGGTGATTCGCCGAGAAAAAGAGAAAGCATTATGTTTAGCCGATTTGAAACAGCCTTAAAGCTAACCGCACTTTGCTTGATTTTGGGCTTGTGCGGTTGGACTTGGTTTCAATCTCAGAAGATAAGTAGTTTAAAAGCCGAGAACCAAGCTCAAGCCCAAACTATCCAGCAACAAGAATATGCTAACAAATCATTGAGCCTTGCGTTACAACAAGAGCGTGATGCCGTTATTGCTCAACAAGAGCGTAATGATGAAATAGAAAGGATAGCAACAGAAAATGCTGAATCAGTTAAAACAATCATTAAGACACAGCCTTGTGCCAACACTCGTCTGCCTCAGTCTGTTCTTGACCGCTTGTACAAATAAGGTCATAACCAAAGCAGAATATATTTACCCGCCTCAAGCCTATACCGCACCTTGTGTCAAAACAGCATTTACTGGGGAAACATACGGCGATGTAGTCATACAACTTGTTAAGGTAACCGCAGAGCGAGATAAGTGTGCAAGCCAAGTAGATCATCTTAATAAATGGGTTGATCAAGCAAAAGGCAGTAAATAGATTAAAAATCTAATTGAGCGGGATTAATGCCAAGTGCTGTCGCTATTTTAATGCGAGTGCTTTTACGCAAGGTCTGTGAATTTTCATGTTGCGAATAAGCTGCTTGAGAGATGCCTAAGCGGCTTGCCACTTCCGCTTGGGTTAAACCTAAGTGTTCACGCCAAGCACGCAATGCAGAATAATCGTTTAATAAAGCCAATTTTGCAACAGATTCAGGGATACCTGTTTCAATAGGGTCTGAAAAATTCGCTTTTTGTTTTAGCCAGTTAAGCGTGGCAATTGGCATAACAGCAAAAGCAGGTACGCCTTGCTCATTATTAATGTATTGAATATTAGTAAGTGCGTTCATCTCTTTTTTTAACCTCTTCAATAGATACGATATTCATCGTATTACCAACGATATTAAAGAAAACACGATAATCACCAACACGGTAACGATATTCGTAAGTGTGATTAGTCAGTGCTTTGATATTAGAACAATCGGGAAAGGTTTTAAGCGACTCACATTTTTCAATTATATGTGCTTTTGTTGGAATCTTTCTCAATTGTTTTAATGCTTTTGGCTGATAGATGATTTCTTTCATAGCTAAAGTATTACATTTAATTAATAAGTATTTTATAGGTTTTATAAGTTTTATTCAAGTTATTTTAAGGATTTCCTATGTCAGACGTGAAAGGAAAATCCACGTCTGGTCGTGGATTAACGCCTAAACAAGAAAAATTTTGTCAGCTTTATATTGAGCTTGGTAATGCTAGTGAAGCGTATCGGCAGAGTTATGATTGCCAAGATATGAAGCCTGAAAGTATAAACCGATTAGCTAAAAAAGAATTAGATAAGATCAAGATTAGATCAAGGGTTGATATTCTTCAACAAGAGCACAGACAACGCCATAATCTTACCGTTGATAACATCATTGCGGACTTGCAAGAGTATCGTGATATTTGTATGGGAAGAAAGCCGATTATCATTACCACTGTGGTAAAAAACGCTCAAGAAGGAACGGCACAAAGCGTTAATACCGAATGTTTTGTTTTTGAACCGACAGGTGCAAATAAAGCTCTTGAGCTACTAGGCAAACATCTTGGTATGTTTAAAGATAGAGTGGATGTGACCTCAGGCGGTAATGCGTTACCTGCAGTCATCAACATTAGTTTTAGCGATGAACCAGAAGAACCTTAAATTTCCCACGAAATTCCGACCGCTCTTTGAATCTATTTGGCGTTTTATTATTTTCTATGGCGGACGTGGTTCTGGGAAAAGTTTCAGCATTGCCCGTGCGTTAGTGTTACGTGCTTATACTCAACCGATTCGGGTGTTGTGTTGTCGTGAAATTCAGAAATCGATTTCTGATTCTGTGATTCAGATGTTGGCAGATCAGATTGAAATGCTTGGCTTACAAGCCTTTTTTGATGTACAGAAAACGCAAATTATCGGGCAAAACGGTTCACGCTTCACGTTTGCTGGTCTGAAAACCAACATCACTTCAATCAAGTCAATGACGGGTATTGATGTGGTTTGGGTGGAGGAGGGCGAAAACGTTTCTAAAGAAAGCTGGGATGTGTTAATTCCGACCATTCGTGAAGATGGCTCGCAAATTATTGTGAGTTTCAACCCGAAAAACATTCTGGACGATACCTATCAACGCTTTGTGATTCATCCACCTGAGCGGTGTAAATCGGTCTTAGTGAATTGGCAAGACAACCCATATTTTCCGAAAGAGCTAATGGAAGATATGGCGCAGATGCGAGAGCGTGATTACGAGCTTTATCGTCATGTTTATGAGGGAGAACCGGTAGCTGATAGCGATAAGGTTATTATTAAACCATTGTGGATTGATGCCGCGGTTGATGCACATAAAAAACTAGGCTTTGTGGCGGCAGGGCGAAAGATTATTGGTTTTGATGTGGCGGATGAAGGCTCAGATGCGAATGCTAATGCCTTTGTTCATGGTTCTGTAGTGTTGCGTGTTGATGAATGGCACGGCGAAGATGTGATTGGTAGTGCAGACAGAACTCGGCTTAATGCATTGGAATTTGGCGCAAATGAAATTGTTTACGATAGCATCGGCATAGGTGCCGGTGTAAAAGCACACTATCATCGCCTAAACGATAAATCCATTCGTATTAATGGCTTTAATGCTGGAGGCTCGGTATTTGAACCTGATGCAGAATATATTTATGGTAAAACCAATCGAGATATGTTCGCCAATATTAAGGCTCAGGCGTGGTGGCGTTTACGCGATCGTTTCTATAAAACCTATCGGGCGATCACGTATGAAGAGCAATATCCCGTTGATGAGATGATTAGTCTTTCTTCCGATATAAGGGATTTGGAATATTTAAAAGCAGAATTGGCACGCCCTTATGTGGATTATGACGGTAATGGGCGTGTAAAAGTAGAAAGTAAGAAAGATATGAAAAAGCGTGGCATTCCGTCACCGAATAAGGCGGATGCGTTGGTAATGTGTTTCGCACCGAAAGAAGATGTATTGTCGCGTTTCATTGGGTTAGGAAGTTAATATGGCATTTAATCAAGACGGCTACGCCGAAGCCTTGGGGATTAATCATTTTGCAAGAAATTCTGCAAATTCAACCGCACTTTTTGATTTAACGTTATATGAGTTAGGTGGTTTAGCCGCACGGGTGGTCGATATGCCAGCAGATGCGGCGATTTCACGTTCGATTGAAATTCAAGGCGATCAAGATGATGCGATTAGCAATGAGATTGAACGGTTGAAGATTTTGCCAGCATTGGCAGATATGGTGCGTTGGTCGCGGTTTTTTGGTGGTGCGGTTATGGTTTTATTGACCGATGACGGTGCGCGATTAAGTGAACCGTTAGAGCCAAGTCGCATTACACGTATCGATGAAGTGCGAGTGTTTGATTTAAGTCAAATTTCGCCTACGGCTAATCGCTATTCCGATCCAACCAAGCCGAATTATGGTCGCTATTCCAGTTATCGGTTAAATATCGGTACGATTGCTGGTTCGCTTGATAGTCAGGTAGAAATCCATGAAAGCCGTTTGTTATTTATGGGCGGCGATTCATTGCCAGAACGTCTAAAAAATGGCTTACATTGGATTGGGCGTAGTGCGGTTAGATCGGTTTACCCGAAAATTCGTGATTATCAAAAATCATTGATGTGGGCTTCGTTAATTCTTGAACGCAAACAGCAAGCGGTTCATAAAATGAAAGGGCTTGCGTTGGCAATTGATAATGGATTAGAGCCTGTTATTCGAGAGCGTATCAATCTTGTTGAACGTGGGCGTAGTCTGTTAAATGGCGTAGCTGTTGATAGCGAAGACGATTACAACATTTTGAATGCCGATTTAGGCGGGATTGTTGATGTGCTTGATGAATTTAAAGTAGCGATTTCGGCTGATGTGAATATTCCAGTGGCGATTTTATTTGGGCAGTCGGCTAAAGGTATGAACGCCACAGGGCAGAGCGATTTTGAAAGCTATTACGATTTGGTCGAAAGTATTCAGCAACATAAAATCAAGCCAGTGCTTGAAAAGCTGATTGAGCTATTGATGTATCAAAAGCATATCAACCCGTTTGAGAACTGGAAAATCAAATTCCCATCGTTGAACACACCGACGGATAAAGAATTAGCTGATGTGCGTAAAACGAATGCGGATGCAGCGAAAATCGAGCTTGATCGCTTAATTAATTTGGTTGATTCGGGTGCATTATCCACAGATGAATTGCGATCACAGATTGCTGGAGAGTTTGACATTCAAGCGGACAAATTGCCACAGGTAGATGACGATGATGTTGAAAAGTATCAAGAAGAACAGAAAGCCAAAGGCGTGGTTGTTTCCTCACGCAATTGAGCGTGAATATGTGGGTTATTTACGTAGTGTGGCGAGAAACATTAATACGATGGTTAATCAAAAACTCGTTGAAATTCGACCGCACTTTCAGGCAAATATTCGACAAGATAGTTTTTCTGATACACTTGAACGTTGGCTTATTGAATTATTGCAAGCGGTATTGATTTTTGTTGATGAAAAAGAAATTGCGCAATTTGTGCGTGGCTATATTCATCAGACGGCGAACTTTAACGGCAAGCAGTTTCATAAAGTGCTGAAATCAGTTTATAGCGTCGATGTTTTCACGACTGAACCTTGGCTTGATGATGCGTTAAAAATTGCGGAATGGGAAAATATCCGCCTAATAAAAAGCCTTCCTACGCAGACGTTAGAAAAATTGCGTAGTCGCTTTACTCAAGCGGTGCGCGGTGGTTGGCGTTGGGAAAGCGTGGTAGATGATGTGAAGTCTATCCTTAATACCAACGAGAAACGCGCAATGCTAATTGCACGCGACCAAATTGGCAAGTTAAACGGTCATTTGATGAAGTTACGCCAGCAAAATATCGGCGTGAAGTCGTATATTTGGCGAGGTATGCTTGATGAGCGTGAGAGGGCGCACCACGTTGATCGTGAGGGTAAACAATTTGACTGGGATAATCCACCTGATGACGGACATCCCGGGGAGCCTATTTTATGTCGTTGTTATGCGGAGGCAGTATTCCCTGAATTTGAAGATCTAAACGGTGTGATTTATGCGGAGTAAGAAAAAATGGTAATGCGATACGACCGCCGTGGCATTCAGGCACGGCGAGATGATAACTGTTTTATTTATGACACCCCTATTCTGACAAGAAGTGGGGTGTTTGTTTATGAGCTTCCTAATGGCAAAACTCGGCGTGAATATCGTCCGCCTGATGAAGTATTTAAGGCGGATAGTTTACGCGCTTACAAAGGATTGCCGATTACAGAAGATCATCACGGACTTGTGACGAAAAATAATGCGCATTTGGTGGTGGGTTCTATCTTAACGGAAGGTAAACAAGATGGGCAAAATTTAACGGCAGATATTGTGATTCACAATACGAAAGCCGTTGATTTTGGAAAAAAAGAATTGTCGGTTGGCTATAAGGTAGATATTGACGAGACGAGCGGTATAACAGAAGACGGCGAGCCGTATGATGTGATCCAGCGTAATATTCGTCCTAACCATTTAGCCATTGTGACAGTTGGGCGTGCAGGCAATGCCGCACTTAATTTAGATGCGGCAGATGCCGTGGAATTTAACGAAGATGGAGAAAATCCGATGAGTAACACTCAAACAACGCTTTCTGACATTCGCTTAGATAGCGGCATTACGTATCAAGCCGCACCCGAAGTGATTGTTGAATTACATAAACTCAAACAAGACGCCAAAGACGCAGTGACAGCAAAAGACAAAGAAGCGGCACGCGCAGATGCGGCAGAAGAGAAAGTGAAAGAGCTTGAAACGCAGGTTGAACAAATTAAACAAGATGCGGTAAGTCAAGCCAAGGTGCGTGTTGAATTAGAAAACGTAGCGAAAGTGCATAAGGTGGAAGTGAAAGCTGATAGTACCGACCGTGCGTTGCGTGAGGCTGTGATTAAGGCAATTCGTCAAGACAATGCGGATTTATCGCAAAAATCCGATGGTTATATTGAAGCAGCGTTTGATATTGCGGTAAGCGATGCCAAACAACGAGCGGATGCGGCAGGTGTGCAGCGTCAGCAATTAACACCATCAGCGACAAATCAACCCACATTCACGCAGGATAGCCAAACGAAATTAACTGGTCGTGCGGCAATGATTGCAAGTCGTAACCAATAGGAGCATAAAACGATGTCTATGTACGATCAATTACAACAAAAAGCCTTTGCTGGTATGAAAGGCGACAGCCGTTACGATTTAGTCGAAACCTTTGCAGCAGAAAATGAAATCCCATTCGGCGTAGTGATTACGCAAGGGACGAGTGCCACACAAGCTAAATTAGGTGGCACTAAGCCCATTGGCATTGCGTTACATTCCCATGCTGTAGTAGGCGGTTATGCGAAATTTGATGCGGTTTCCGTATTGCGTAAAGGGGTTGCGTGGTGTGTAGTGAAAGACAGCGAAGCGATTACGGCAGGACGTGCGGTAAGTTTTGACCCCGCTTCAGGCAAGGTGGCAAAAATTGGTACGGCATTACCGAATGCAACCTTTAAAACTGCCGTAGTGGATTGCGGTAAATATGGCAAGCTCGCATTAGTCGAGTTAGCTTAATTATTCAATGTTTAACGATGCCCTAAGTGAAAACTTGGGGCTTTTTTATTGGAGAAAAATAATGACAGATATTCGTCAAGATGCGTTCGAGTTGAATGCGATCAATACTTGTTTAAATGCGGTGGGTGTATTTAACCAAGATGCGGGCTTGTTTACGCAACGCCAATTAGAGTTTGTGCGCAACAAAATCTATGAAGAAAAATTACCGGGTATGAATGGCTTATCGCTCGTCCCAGTCTCTTCTGAAGCCTCTGAATGGGCAGAAACTGTGACTGAGCGCATTTACGATATGGTCGGTATGGCTAAAGTCATTGCCAACTATGCCGATGATTTACCGCGTGCGGATGTGGCGATGACAGAACGTGCGGTAAAAGTGAAAAACATCGGTGCTGCTTATGGCTACAATCTACAAGAGTTGAAAGCGGCGTCAGCTAATCAAACGGATTTACCGTCTTCTAAAGCTCGTGCAGCGCGTCGTGCGGTGGAAGTAAAGATGAACGAAATTGCCTTGTTAGGAGATAAAGAATTTGGTTTAAACGGCTTTATTAACCACCCGAATTTAGGAGAAACCTCGGTAACTGGTGGCTGGAAAACTGCAACGGCGGATGCGGTGCTAGCGGATTTGGACAATCTACACGATACCGTCGTGTTGCAATCAAAAGGCGTGCATCAGCCAACACACTTATTGTTGTCGCTAACAGATTATCAGACGTTATCCAGTAAGTATATGAACACGGCTGACAAAGTGGACGTATTGACGTTCTTCAAGCGTAAACATCCTAACTTAACTATTCAGGGCTTATGGGAATTAGAGAAAGCGGGCACAGGGAATAAGAACTTAGCGATTTGTTATGAAAAATCCCTTGATAACTTAACTCTTGAAACGCCGCAAGATTTTACCCAGTTACCAGCACAAGAACGCAATTTGGAGCTTGTTGTGAACTGTGTGGCACGTGTGGGTGGCGTCTTCTTACGTTATCCGTTATCGGCAACCAAAGCGGAGATTTAGCGATGATTGTACGTAATATTGAAGCACGTTTAATTCGTGTTGGCGGCGAGTTTATTTCCCCTAATCAAGAGGTGGAAATTGCCTATGATGCGGTAGGGCTTGATCGTTTAATTGAACGAGGCGTATTAATTGACGTAACGCCGAAAGCGGAAGAACCGAAAAAAGACGGCAAAGGCAAAAAGCAGGAGTAATAAATGAGAGCATACTCGTTACTTAATCTCTTTTACCCATTAAGCCAACAAATGCCTGAAGATATGGTAAATAAGGCGTTAAGCGTGGCTGATAATAAACGTCCAGACTGTTTATCTGATGAAAAGCAAGATGAGGCGGTGGCGTGGTATGCGGCTTATTTGTTGGCTCAGTCGATTGAAAGCGGGGTAAATGCGGCAGGTTTACGGCGTGAACGTGAAGGCGATTTAGAACGTGAATATTTTTCAGGGAGCGATAAAGGCGGCAACGCTGAACGCTTTTTGGCGAAATATAACGAGCTAAACAATATTTGCGTACGCCTTGGTACGATTACCGTAGGGAGTCATTGTGTCTAGCGTGGTTAAGGTAAAAATCAACAATAAAGGGCTTGAAAAAGAACTTGAGTTGATAAACAAAATCGGCAAAGCAAGCGTAAAAGTAGGCGTTCAAGCGGATGCAGGCGTTCATTCTGAATCAGGCGAAAACTTGGTAGATATTGGTATTTGGAATGAATATGGCACGGCACATATCCCGTCTCGTCCTTTTATTCGTCAAACCTTTGAAGACAACCAACAGGCAGCGGCGCAATACTTAGGGCGTGTGGTCTCTAGTGTGGCGAAAGGGGCTGATTTGGTGCAAGAGCTTTCAAAACTTGGGCAATGGTATCAAGACAAGCAGAAAAATACCTTGAAGTCTTATCCTTGGACACCGAATGCACCATCTACGCGTAAGCGCAAGAAAAGTAGTAAACCGCTCGTAGATACCTCGCAATTAGTCAATTCAATTCGTTATAAGGTTGAAATCTGATGCAGATATTTTCTTCTCAATCTTCTTTTCGCAAGCCTTATAAAATACTTGTGCGTTCTGACGGAGAGTATGTGAAAGGCAAGTGGGTAAAGGGTGGCGAAATCGAGCAGATGTTAATGGCATCCATTCAGCCGTTAAACGGTGCTGAAATGGATCGCCTAGTGGTATCAATGCAGGGGCGGCGCGTTTCAAGTGCGGTAAAAATTTACACCGATCAAAAACTAACGGTGGCTGGAGAAAATGCACACAATGGCACAGTAGTGCTATTTGACGGCGAGCGATACGAAGTGATTTCACGAGCTAGTTATCACAGTGGTGTGTTGTCACATCATCGCTACGTGGCTATACGGGTAAAATAATATGCTTGAGCGTTTGTATGATTTATTGGGCGATCTATCGGATCGCCCTTTTATTCGCGCTTATGAAAATGGGCGTGAGCCAGAAAAGCCATTTTTTACTTATGAACTGAAGTTTGAGAGGACACCAGAACATTTTCATTATTCGGCGGTAAATGATGAAGGCAATCAGACGGTAAAAACTCATATCGATGCCGTGCTTGAGTTGAATTATTTCGGTGGAAACAGTTTACAGGCATTGCGAGATGTTTGTATGCGCTTATCTATGCAGTCTTGTCGTGAGCGTTGGTTAAATGATGGCGTGGCATTGATTCGCATTGGGCGGATTACCCATTTAGCCTTTCTAAATGAACAGCGTGAATATGAAGATCGGGCAATGGTAGAGCTTGAAATTCGTTATGCGGCTAGTGTGCAGGATATTGTGGGTATTATTGAACAAGTGGAAGTGACGGCAAATATAGGACGTGCTTCTGAGAAAAATTTAATAGGGGTAAATAAAAATGGCGAAAATTGATCGCTTGGTAAATGTGGCTATTGATTTAAATACAACCACAATCGCCGGTAAATCTTTTAGTGATTTATTAATTTTAGGCGAACATACGCTGAATAATTCGGCGCGTTTGCTGGTAGTTACCGATCCAAATGAATTATTGGATTTAGGCTTAAAATCAAACAATCCGCTTTATATCGCAGTGGCTACCGCCTTTGCGCAGCCGTCACACGTGGCACAGGTATTTATCGGACGTAAAGCGCAAGATGAAAGCGTGACGGATGCGCTTGCGGCGGTCGCACGAGAAAATAACAGCTGGTATGGCTTGGCGTTGGTCTCGCGTGAAGACGCAGATGTGATGTTGGCGGCGGCGTGGGCAGAAGCCAACGGTAAATTATTTGTTACCGCCTCTGCTGATGAAAAATTACCACAATCGGCGGAGAAAACCGATATTGCGAGCAAACTTGAAGCGAAACAATATTACCGTTCGGCGGTAATGTATTCCCATAAAGCAGCGGAAGAATACCCAGAAATTGCCTTGATGAGCTATTCCTTTACATTCTATCCGGGATCGGAAACGTGGAACTTGAAAAAACTTGCTGGCGTATCTTATTCGCCGTTAATGGAAGGCGAATACTTAGCTTGCGCGAAGAAAAACGCAACGACATTTGAGAAATTTAACGATAGCTTTGCGGTAACGCAAGGCGGCAAAGTCGCAGCTGGGGAATGGATCGATATTATCCGTTTCCGTGATTGGTTGGTGCAGGAAGTACAAATTAATGTGACATCCGTCTTCATCAATGCTTACGGCAAAGTGCCTTACACCGATAAAGGTATTCAATTAATTGGTGCGGCAGTGCGTCAGGCGTTAGATTTAGGTGTAGCACGTGGCGGTATTGCGCCGACAGAATTGGATGATAATAACAAGGAAATTCCAAGTTATGTGATTTCCCTTCCACTGGCGGCGAAGGTGTCGAATAACAATAAAGGTAAGCGTTTATTGCAAGATGTGAAATTCTCGGCACGTTTAGCCGGTGCTATTCACTTAACAGAAATCAAGGGCAATCTGGCTTACAGTCTTTAATCATTAACAGACCGCTAAAGTGCGGTCATTTTTTAGGAGAATTTTATGGCTTTAGCAACTTATGCGCCCGATGAAGTAAGTATTGTGATCGGGGCGGTTATTGTTTCTGGCTTTGCAGATGGAACCTTTATTGATATTGAAGAAATGTCTGACGGCGTATCATCTGTTGCTGGTGCAGATGGCGAAGTAGCACGTGCAACCAGTGCCGATCCACGTAAAAAAGTCACATTAACGTTATTACAAACCAGTGATACCAATGATGTGTTAAGTGAACTCTATGCAGCGGATAAAGTGAGTAAAAACGCAACCTTTCCAATTGCGGTAAAAGACTTGCGTGGTCGCTCATTATTCGCTGCAAGCACGGCGTGGGTGGTTAAATCGGCGAAACTTGAGCTTGGAAAAGAAGTGGGTTCTCGCGAGTGGACGCTTGAAACTGCGGACGGTAAATTATTTGTAGGGGGAAATGACTGATGGCACGCAGTGAAATTCAAATTGGCGAAAGCACTTTTTTTGTGCAAAAGTTTTCGGTAATGGATCAGTTACGCATTTTTGGCGATTTGCAGAAAACCCTTGTACCGTCACTGGCGAAAGTAATCGGATTTAGCGATGAAAAACCGAAAGATGCAACGTCAGCTCAGTTAGCCGAATTAGCACAGAAAAGTGCGGCGAATTTTGCACAAGGTTTACAAGATTTAAGCCAGCAATTAAGCGGCCCAGAGTTAGTTAAACTAGCTGATATGCTAATCAAACCTGAACTAGTGACGGTGCAGCGTGATGATTTCAACAATGGGACAGATAAAAAACTTAGCAAAACTGATTTTGATTTGGTGTTTGATGATATGTCGGAGCTTATCGAGTTGGTAATTTTCATCTTACAACTTAATTTCAGCAGTTTTTTTACGAAATTTCTTGCCCGTCTTGGGTCGGTGCAAGAGCTTGTGAAGAAAGCGTAAGCGTTGGTAAATACAGCGAACAGACGCTAAGTGAGATGATCGCTTGGCGTCCTTTTTTAGCCGGTAAAGTTACACTAACAGAGCTTAATACGGCAGGATTGACGGATATGGGCGAGCTTTTGAAGATTAATCGCTTACTTGATGCGGTGGACGCAATGGAAGCAAAACAAATGGAGAAAAACCGATGAATGTTGTGCGTGAACTGGTAACGTTACTGCGTTATAAAGTCGATAATTCGCCATTGAAGCAATATGCGACACAAGCACAAAGCGTAGCGAAAGGTATTCGTAGCAACCTAAATAATGCAGTCGATGGATTACGCGCTAAATTCTCAGGGGCTGCCGTGAACGTGAAAGAGGTCGGTAATAATCTGAAAGACGCTAAAAATCAAATGCTTTCTCTACGTAACCTTGTTGCTGGTTATTTTGCGATGGTTACCGCTGGTAGTACGATCAAAATTGCCGATGAATGGGCTGCGGTGGATAGTCGTGTGAAATTGGCGACAAAATCTGTTGAAGAACATAAATATGCATTGAGTCAGATTTTCGACCTTTCACAACGTTCCGGACAAGACTATCTCGCCAGTGCGGATTTATTCTCAAAAGTGAATCGAAGTGCGGGGGATTTGGGGTTAAGTCTTGATGATACGTTAAATTTAACGGAAATCATTGGGCAAACGATGACGATTGGCGGCGGTGATCAGGGGGCGCAGCAAGCCGCCTTGATGCAGCTTGGTCAAGCCTTAGGCTCGGGTGCATTACGTGGCGATGAGCTGAACTCAATTATTGAACAAGCCCCACGTTTAGCGAATGCTATTGCTGATAGTTTTGGCGTGCCGATTGGGCAATTAAAAGATCTAGGTAAAGAAGGTAAGCTCACATCAAAAGAACTCGCTCAAGGTCTGCTAAAACAAGCGGATAAAATCCAAAAAGAATTTGATCAGATGCCGAAAACCTTTGGACGCGGTATGACGATTCTGAAAAATAAAGCCGGTCAGTTAATTGATGTAGCGGTCAATAAAGTCTCTAAACTCGGTGCAGCTTTCTATAATGCAGCTGAATGGGTAACAGAAAACATTCGTTTAGTGGGCTTTTTAGCTGGTACGGTAATCGGTGGGAAGCTGATGTTTGCGCTGGCGGCGGCGAAAAAGAGTTTGCATCAATTGTTAATGATGGGTGCACGTGCGGCGGCACCTTACTTAGCGATGGCTGCGGCGGCGGGTGTCGTTGCCTTGGTGTTAGAAGATATTTATGGTTGGACGCAGGGCGATTTATCCTTTACTGGGGCATTAGTCGGACGCTATGAAGTTTGGGCGGATAAATTCGCCGTGCTAGGTAAACTGGCGGATAAGCTCTGGATAAATGTTCGGGGTTTATTAAAAGATTTAAGCCGAATGGCAGGCGTTGAGATTAATTTTGACTCTTGGCAGGCTTTTGCTACTGATATTTTAGAATATATTATTGCCGCCGTGAGAAATCTCATTAATACGGTAAGCGGTATGGTGCGGGTTATTCGCGCATTAATTAATGGGGATTATGCCGGTGCTTGGTCTAATGCGGGCGATATGATTGATGGATTAAGCTTGAAATTCCTACCGCTTTATTCTGTTGGGCTAATGTGCTGGGCGGTATTCTCTCCGCTGTATGGGCGTTATTTTCCCCATTCCGTGCATTTTTCGGATTGTTGAAAGGTGGATTTAGATCCGTAATGTTTGTAGCCAAACCTTTTATTAAGGTAGCGAAAGGGATTGCATCTCCATTTATCTGGGCGCAAAAACGTTTTAAATTATTTTCCCGTGTCGGCAGTGGCGCATTCTCGCTTTTGAAACGTGGGGCGGTCAAATTTACGGTTTATGGCTTGAAAGCCTTTAAATGGCTCGCTATAAAAGGTATCAATGGGTTCTTTGGTATTTTGCGTGCGGCGGTCAAATTTGGCGTGATATTTAAATCTGTCGTTGGCACTGTGGTAAAAGGTATTTTTGCGATCGGTCGCGCGATGTTTATGGCGGTAGCAAGTAACCCAATTTTGCTTGCGATTAGTGCGGTAATTGGCTTGGTTATCTTGCTTGTTGTGTATTGGGATGAAGTGAAAACCTTTGCCATTGCTGCGTGGGAAGCCATTTCCACAAAAGCGGCGGAGATTTGGCAAAGTATCATCACTGGTGCAAGCGAGATGTGGGATAACATCACAAATAAAGCAGCGGAGAGCTGGGATAATGTAAAGAAAGATGCTGGCGAAAAATGGAATAGCGTGACGACGATGTTTAAAAATGCGTGGCAAAAATCTATCGATACCGTGGTGGGCTGGTTTAATTCACTTATTCCGAGCTGGATTAGAGATTTGTTTTCTGACGGTGCGAAAGCAGAAGTTAAGCTGAGCGGCGAAGCCTTAACTACACCAGTAAGCGGTCACGTATCGCCACAGCGGTTAGGCTATGGCGGTCGTCCTATTTTTGCACCTAATCAGAATATGACGCAAACCAATAACTTCAATATTCAAAGCTCAGCCAATCCTAGCGGTGTGGCTAATGCGGTATCAGACAAATTAAGCCGTGGTTCATCTACATCGTTTGGAATGGGGGCGATTGAATATGCTGGGTAAAAAAGTGCGGTTGATTTTAACCGTACTTTAAAAAACAAACCCCGAACATTGCGAGTGTTCGGGGTTTTTATTTAGGCTTAAAAGTAAATTATGAGCATAGTAAACCTTTTATTTTCAGCCCTTTCGGGCAAGCGTACGACAATTGGCGTATTGGAATTGGACGCACTTTTAACCGAAAACACATCACTTTCTAGCCAAATCACGGAATATCCCATTGAAGACGGTACGGTAATTTCTGATCACATTACACGGGAAAGTGAGCGGTTAAGCCTTAGTGGCGTGATTACTGGCGCAGGAACATTGTTTAATGTTGGCTTAGGGAAATATAAATTGATTGCAGCAAAAGAGACGTTGCGAGAATTACACGCTAAGCGAGAATTAGTGACGATTGTCACTGGTCTTGATGTGTATGAAGATTTTGCTATTGAAAGCCTTGAGATTGAGCGTAACAGTGATGACGGCGAGCGGTTAAATATTAGTGCGGAATTTCGAAAAATTCAAAAAGTGACGTTACGCAAGGAAGAGGTGCCACCAGAGAAAGCCGCGCCAAACGCAAAAGGCAAAGCGGGACAGACGAAAGCAAAAACCGGCAAAGCACAAACTGGCAAGCCGACAAATACGCAGGCACAAAAAATCACGAAGTTCGGCGAATGGAGTGGTAAAAAAGAATGATCACAATAAACCTTGCAAATAAAAACGATTTTATTACCGAAGTAAATCTTGATGATGAAGTCTTTTTTTTACACTTTTCTTGGAACGACACAATCGGATTTTGGTCGCTCACTATTGAAAATGCTTATAACGATGAACTGGTCTCAAGCATTGTGATTTTGCCGAATCGTCCTTTAATTGCACCAGTGCGTCGTGATGAATTACCACTTGGAGAATTGATTGCGGTGCGTGATGATAATTTACAAACGATTGGGCGTGATGATTTTATCAATGGCAAGGCGGTGTTGATTTATATCGGAGTGGATGAATGAGTTATCGCTTTTTACGTAGTTATAAATTGATGATTGGCAAGAAAGGGCAAAAAGATGCCATTGTGATTGAGCCGCCAATGCGTATTGAGTTCGATATTGAAAAAGATTGTGAAGCCGAGCCAAACGAAAATACCATTAAAATCTATAACCTTGCATCCACTACACGAAAAACTATTGAGCAGCCAGATATGCGATGTGTGTTGTATGCAGGATATGAGCAGGAAGGTAATGTTTTGTTATGCTCGGGGGATATTGCCACGGCGTATTCTTATCATCAAGGCGCAGATTGGGTAACGGAGCTTTATGTTTTAGATGGCTTGGTAGAAATTCGCGACACGGCGGTTTCATTAGGTTATGTTGGTGGCGTGAGTTCTACGCAAATTACTAATGATATTGCTGCAAAAATGGGCGTAACCGTAGTTGGTGCAGATAATTTGAAATCACGCACTTGGGCAAATGGTTTTAGTTTTTACGGTGCCGCACGTAAAGCGTTAGACAAAGTCGTTGCAGGAACGGGGCTTGAGTGGTCGATCCAAAATGGCGAACTGCAGATTGTAAACCGCAATGGCGTGACAAAGCGATCGGGTTATGTGTTGGCAAAAGATAGCGGGCTAATCGGTTTTCCTGAACGCACACGTGAAGCAGCACGCAGTAAGAAGCAGGATACGCCAAATAAAAAGCAAGATGAGAAATTTGCCTTTGATCGGCAAGCGAGGGACGGTTGGAATGTAAAAAGCCTGTTACTGCCTATGGTAAACCCTTGTGACAAAATCAAGCTGGAAAGTGTGACGGTGACAAATTGGTTCCGCGTGGAAAAAATCAAGCATTCGGGGGATAGTCATTCTAGTGATTGGCAAAGCAAACTACATTTAGTAGATCTAAACGCACCGACTAAAACGCAGATGGAAACGCAAAGTAAACATCGTAAAAAACGTAAGAAAAAGGACGATTAAAAATGACGGATATTTTAACCGCACTTTCTGAAATTAATGTGTCATTACCTGGAAAAATTGTTAGTTATGATGCGGAAACGGTGCGAGCAACGGTACAACCCTCTATTCCTAAGCGGTTAGCCAATGGCGAAGTATTAAATGCACCGCATATTGTAAACGTGCCGGTAATGTTCCCTATGGCAGATATTAACGGTGCGGTAGCACAAGTGACATTACCAGTGAAAGTGGGAGACGGTTGCTTGCTGATTTTTTCGCAGCGATCTCTAGAAAATTGGTTAAGTGGAAGCAATGATGCGCCAGATGATCCGCGAATGTTTGATTTATCCGATGCTTTTTGTGTAATGGGCGGTAATAGTCGCTCTCCAAATGCCGATGTTGAGAACCTTTGTATTAAATACGGTAGCGGTAAAATTAAAATCGCACCAAATGGCAATATTACGATCAATTCGCCTGATGTAAGGGTAACAACGGATAATTTTACTGTGACTGCGCCAACCAGTACCTTTAACGGCAATGTAATCGTAAATGGCGGTATTTCAACGGCAGGTAACAGTGGCAGTGTATCCGTTAGTGGTTCTTTAACGACAACTGGCGATGTTATGGCAGATGGTGTGTCATTACAAAGTCACAAGCACAAAGGCGATAGCGGTGGTACAACAGGGACACCATTATGATCGATTTAAAATTGAGTGGACAACACGATTTGATGATAAAAGATCGTAAACTAGTACTCGTAGATGGCGTCAATCAAAAAGCACAACAGATTAAGGTTGTGCTTTTAACGTTTTTAGGAGAGTGGTTTTTAGATACAACAATTGGACTGCCTTATTTTGATGAAATTTTGACAAAGAATCCTGATAACGCACGTATTCAATCCATTTTTCGCAAAAAGATTATGGGTGTGAAAGGGGTTCTAGCGGTAGAGCGTTTATCTCTTGAATTTCATCTAAAAGATCGGGTGTTGGCGGTGCAATTTTCAGCACGAACCAACGAAGGTGTAGTAAAAGACAAAGTGAGTATAAAACGAAATGGCTAATTATGGATTAATGCGTAGTGGCTTTGTACGTAAGCGTATGCCTGAGCAGTTAAAAGAGCTTTATGAAAATGCGAAGAAAATGTTTGGGGAAGATATTGATTTGTCACCTGAAACTGTGATGGGGATGATATTAAACATTGAATCAGAACGCTTTGCCGCCTTATGGGAGCTTATCGAAAGCGTTTATAGTGCAATGTATCCGATGAGCGCAACCGGAGCAAATTTAGATCGCGCCGTTTCTTTTACAGGAGTCACTCGTTTACAAGCAGAACATTCAACGGTGCCAGTGATTTTTTACGGCAATGCAGGCGTTGAAATCCCCCAATATACCGCAGTGCGCAATGTGGGAACACAGATTTTATATCATTCAGATGAAAACGCACGCATTGATTCAAATCAATCCGCTTATGCGCGGATTGAGCTAAATTCAAATACCATTAATACGGGCGATGTATTTTCAGTCGTAGTTAATGGTGTGACGTATCGTTTTACAGCAATGCGTTCATCAAGTGCGAGTATTATTCAAGGTTTAGCCAATCAATTAAAAGCGATAAGTTATGCCGATGTGAGTAATGATAATGTAATTATTGAGATTTCGGCACAATCTATACCGCACTTTTCTATCTCCGTTAGCCAAAATCTTACGATTTCTCGCTTAGGCGTGCGTTGTATGCTTTCCACTGAAAGCCCTAGTGAAGATAAAGCCGATATTGGGCAAATGATTGAACTGGTAAATATGATTGATGGCGTTGTTGAAGTGAACAATGTTGTTGAAGGTGCATCCGGTCGTTTAGAAGAAAGTGATATTGAATTATATCAACGTTATCATCGTGGTGTTTGGCAAAATGGAGCCGGTACAATTGATTCACTTTATGCCAATTTAAGCAAGGTGGCGGGCGTTCATTCATTGAGAATTTATGAAAACGATGCAGATCAGACGATTAATGGTATTCCTAAGCGTTCACTGTATGCGGTAGTCAAAGGTGGTTTAGATACGGATATCGCATCGACATTATTAAAATTTAAGCCTTTGGGTATTGGCACTCACGGGCAAACCGAAGTTACCGTGCGAGACAGTCAAAACCAACCGCACTTGATTAAATTTAGTCGTCCGACTAAATGTTACATTTGGTTAAAAGTTACCATTGAAACCTTTGTTGATGAAGATGAAATTGCGAGAGCTGGTTACATTGTAAGTGCACTCAACAATATCTTGAAATATGGTAAATCACTTGGCGTGGGAGCAGATGTAATTCATCAACGCCTTATTGCTGCTTGCATTGCGGTTCAAGGCGTGGGAAAAGTTACCGTTCAGATAGGTAAAACGAATAATATTACCGATCCAGAGCCAAGATATCAAGAACAGAATATTACCATCGCACCTGATGAAGAAGCGATTTTTGATCCGTCTATCATAGTGATGAGTTAGGAGAAAATATGAAAGATATTTTAACCGCACTTAATGATGATTTTAAGCAGTTAGGGCGAGAGCGATTACTTTCTCAATTTAATTACTCGCCTAACTTAAACGCATTTTTATCACTTCTTCTTTTACCGCATCACGAAATTCAAGCAACCTTAAAGCAAATGCTTACAGAAAGGCATATTGATACCGCTATAGGAAAACAACTTGATGGCGTAGGCGATATTGTCGGTATGCCACGCCCTTTCGCTAGAGTAAATGGCGATTGGTATTTCGGTTTTTCTGGTCAATCAAAGGCAAAACCCTTTAGTCGAGCCCCTATTCGTGATTTAGCCACGCAAACTCATTCTAGAGATTTTAATTATATGCTCGATGAGCATTATCGACGATTAATTAAATGGAAAGTTATCGCCAATCATTCACATGGCACCCTTGATGATGTAATCGAAGCCTGTAGGGCTATATTTTTAGCAGAGCGTGTTTCAATCACAGAAGGACAGGATGCGGATGTGCATATAGCGATTACACGAATGGCAAAAAATAGATTGGATGCAGTAGAACAAGAGCCGGTTTTGTGGGTTCCCACGGCAGCAGGTGTAAAGGTAACGGTAGAATTTATAAACGCATAAGGATAACAAATGAAGTTAAAACTAATCGATTTATTCAAAAGAATTACTTGGGCGAAAAACGGCGATTTAACCGATTTCTCTCAAACTAATTATGAAGCAGGCTGGGCGCATTTAGGCGATGATACGCCAACAGTGCAAGACTTTAACTATGTTCAACAAATGAACGACAAAAAAGACCAGTGGTTGTTTAATCAATTAAAAGCCGTGTTGGAAAAAGCCAATATCGAGCCAACAGAAGAAAATGTTAATTCATTGCGTGATGCGATTTTGGCATTATCAAAAGGCTATAGTCATCCGAAAAGTCTAACGGCAGACACAGTGAATTTTGTTGATGAGCAAGGTCACACTCACGAAATTGCTAAAGCAACCTTGCAACAACAAGGCATAGTCCAACTTACCAATGACACGGGGCTTGAAACTGAATCTCTTGCACTCACTGCGAAAGCGGGGAAAAAACTCGCTCAACAAACTGCACAATTGCAGTTAAATGTCTCACAAAATTACATCCCCAATAACAAAAAATCCTCTGCAGTAAATAGCAGTAGTTCAGACACGGTTGCAACCAGTGCCGCCGTCAA